TCACGGTGCAGCCTTCCGAACCGCGAAGCGCGAGACGATGTGACGCTCGCCATCTTCGAACTCGATGCAGCACGCGTTCATGGTCCCGCGCGCGAGGATGCGGCAGCGCTGCCCCTTGCGGTGGGGCAGCGTCGATCGCCAGTACCAGATGCGATCGAAGTCCGACATCATGCGCGCCAGACGTGCCCTGGCATCTCGTTGTGCTCGATGCCGTCAAGCGTGCGGCCGGTGTTTTTCTTGCCGCGCCGCTGCATGACACCGCCATCGCAGGCGACTGGCTGAGTTCTGCTGCCGGGGACAAATGGCCCCCACTCGCCCCACTGCTTGAAGAAGAAGGCGGTGTCAGAGACAGCGCACTGATCGCGCAAGCTGCGAGCCCAAGCGGGGTGCATCGGACGCCCCTTTGCTCCGCTCTCGCCACCACAGACCACCAAGTCGATCGTCGAATTGATGCTCGAGAACCCATCGCGCGCCCACATGGCGTCGATGATGTTTATCGGCCCTAGCAGCGGTTCGGCGCTGATCCAGCGGATCGCGGCAGGGGTGGCAAGCAGATCGGGGATGCGTTCGTCGGCCCGCTGTTGGTCCTCGACCGAGACACCCAGCCAGACGTTCGGGAGGGGCAAGAACACCTGCCGGCGAACAGCACTATCCAATCGCTCTCGGCGCTTAAGCTCGGGGAGGCCTAAATCGCGGGTCGCTCTCCACACCAAGTACGATCTGCCCGTGGTAAGATATTCGCGCATCCGCGCTGGGCGCTTCGTCAGCATCTGGAAGGTGTGCTGCGGGCAGAGCGCCATGACCGCAAAGATGCGATCTAGCATCTCATCGGTGACGAAGTCGGCGAAGAGATCGGTCATAGAGCAGACGAAGATCTTGCGGCCTTTGCGCCATCCGAGCGGCTTCAGCAGCTGGGCTCCGTCGATGTAGATCTCGACGTCCTTCCGGTGCCCGGGCTTGAAGGGCAGCTTCGTTCCCATGTTGCAGCGGCCGGAGCGGTTACGGGTTTCGGAATAGCAGTTCTCGCACCCGGGCGAGGCGTGCTCGCAGTGCCACCCGATCACGCTTGGATCGCTGCGCAGCCGGGCGCGGATCGGGTTCCAGCTTTCATCGCTCCATTCGATATCGGTCGACATCAGATCATCTCCTCGGGAGTGGGCCAGTTCCACAGGCCTTGGGCACCTCGCATGGGGATGGGTTCGGGCCACGCTTCGATGTCGAGCATCGGCCAGCCCCAGTTAGAATGTTGATCACGGTCGCTGTCGTTGGCGCGAGGAACCCCGAATTCCTCGGCGATATCGGTGCCAAGGCGAGGCTCACCGATGATCGCGGTGCCGAGACCAACGGCGCGCGGTAGTTCGTCCGCGCATCCCGCCAAGATCGGCAACGCAATGTCGGAATGCAGGCAAGTCATTCGCCCCGCCAGCGAACCCTTGTCTTCGAGAGCGCGATAGAGGCGACGATGTTCATGGAAATCAGGACGCCGCGCTGCGGCGTGTATCACGATGCGCTGGCCAATGATCGTTGCGGGAGGGCGCCAGCCCCGGAACTCATAAGGCTTTGCCCCGGCGACGATCAGGCTGGCCCATGGCTGCCAGATGGTGAGAGCTTTCATTGCGCGGTTCCTTCCAATGCTGCCGCGATGCGCTGGCAGGCAGTTTCGAAGTGAGAGGGGTTCTGCTCGATCCCGACAAAGGCCTTGCCCGCCTTCACGGCGGCGACGCCGGTTGAGCCGGTGCCCATGAAGGGATCGCAGATCGTGCTGCCGGCGACGTTGCGGACGATCTTGTCCATCACGGCATCGGGCTTCACAGTGGGGTGGCCGAACTTTGCCTTGCCACGCACCGAGTAGGCGTCGACCGAGCGGGACTTGTCGGCCAGGGCGCCCTGCGGATGGTAGCCCTTCGACCAGCAGTGCACGTAGAATTCGGTATCTGGCCGATAATGCTTGTTCGCGAGGGGCTGAGGGTTCTTCTTCCGCCACATGCAAAGGGCGAGCCGTTCGAAGCTGCCATCGAGATAGGGCAGCAGCTTGGACAGCTGGTCGTTATGGCAGAAGACCACGGCCGCACCGCACAGCAGTGGGTTGATGATCGCATGATCGAAGCCCTTGTGCAGCTGCTCATCAACGATCTGGTCCATGCCGCCGATGCGCGCCTTGCGGTACTGCCCGCCGCCTTCGGCGCGGAACAGGTAGGGCGGGTCCATGACGTCGGCGTCCATCCAGCCCAGCGTGGGTCGGATGGCGTAGGCATCGCCGCAATAGAGGGTGACGCGGTTGCCAATGCGGGCGACGGTCATGTCGCTACCAGTGCTCGCGGGATCTAGGCCGGTGATCATGAGCCCACCAAGTCCCGAAACAGGATCGGCTGCACTGAGCCATCCTGATAGACCGCATCGAGCCAGCGATCCGCGCGAGGTTCGTCGCCCGCCCACTTGTCGGGGAAGGTGCGCGCAGCAATCAGCTCGCGGATGCGAGCTTCTTCCTCGGCATTGATCAGGTCGACGCTGGCGCGGCGCTGGATATCGAGGATTTGCTCCAAAGCGATCGAGCGGGCTTCGAGGGTCAGCGGCCCCATCCGCTGGGGGTTCTTGGCGATGCTGCCATCCTTGAGCCGCTCGACGCCCGATTTGCGCAGGCGCTGGGTGGGCTCGCGCATCCAGCGGTAGAGCGGCTTCAGTTCCTTCAGCGGGGCAAGGTGCGACCATGCCGGCATGTCGCAGATGACATCGAGCGCGGTGTCTTTAGAGGCGAGCGGGCAACCGATGCAGCCGGTACGGGCGTTGACCTCTTCAGCATCCTCGCCGCCGTAAGCATCGGCGAGGATCGCGGTAGGCCACCTACCAAATTCCGGGCGCGGTGCGTAAACGCGCAGCCAATCCCAGACGGTGCAGACCCGCCAGTGCAAGATCGGAGCAAGGGTAGCGATCCGGCCTTTGATGCCTTTTGCTTCGGGGAGCACCTGCTGGTACCAGCCTTGGCCGCACTCGGCGCCGTCCTTGCTGCATGACATCGCGATGCGGCCATCGCGCACCGCGCTTTCGCCTTCGCGGACGCCAGTGATCATCAACGCAGTACCAGGCATTGCAGCGATGGCCGCGCCCAGCGCCTCAGCCATCGGCTCGACCTTGATCTGCCGGGTGCACCAGCGCAGCGTGTTGTTGTTCGGCGGGGGGACGCCCCGGCCGAGAATGTAGACCATGAAGCGTTTGTCGAGCGCGGCGCAGACGACAGTCACCTCGATCCAGTCGCGCGTCTTGAGCATTGCAATCATCAGATCGGCGGCGCGCTGGATCGGCGGCAGTTCCTGCCGAGTGTCCGCGTAGAAAACATGAAGACGTGCAGGCCGGGGCAGATATCCCGCCTCGATCAGGTGGATGATCAGCGTGAGGGTGGCGCTACTGTCCTTACCGCCCGACCAGGCGACTGCGACGTGTTCGTGCCTATCCCAATAGGCGCGCAGGGACTGCAAGGTGAGTTCGACCGCCTCCTCGTGGAGCATGCGGATCCCGCCGGAGAAAAGGCCGGTCACTGGCGCGCCTTTCCGAAGTTGAGTTCGAGGATGAGGCCCAGCCATTCGATGGCGATCGAGCGACCGGCGTAATCGTGCAGGCCGTCGTCTTGGCCTGACCATCGGACGATGGTGATGCGGGGGATCATGGAGCACCTGCAGCAGCTGCTCGCAGACCGGCGTCGCGGGCGGCGTTGAGGCGGGCCATGGCGGCTTCGCTGCCGCCGGTGTCCGGGTGGGCAGCGCGGGCGAGCTCGCGGTACCGGCGCTGGATCAGGTCAGCTGGTGCGGCTGCGGTCAGGCCGAGCACCTGCCACCATTGTTCGGGCGCCGGGAGAGCCGCAAAACCCTTGAAGGTCTGGCGGACGATGTGCAGCCCGCCGTGGCGCATCTCCGTCCGGCGCGCTTCGAGAATGTGGTGGATCGCCTGCAGGTTGCACTGGACCTTGTTGTAGCGATCGACCGCGATGCATCGCCGCTCGCCATCCCATTCGAACCAGACCGCCACGCCCTTATCGGTCGGCGGATCGAAACTGATGCCGGCGACGTTCGAGGTGATCACCACGTCGGTGGCCTTCTTGCCGGTGTCGGCGCCGAATGCAGTGAGCGACTTGCGGACGTTTTCCAGCGCGGCCGACAGCGACGTGCGGAACTGGCTGGTGAACTTGGTCTCGCTGCGCGGCAGGCCTTCTGGCCAGGCGAGGGGAAAGGGAGGGATCATCGCGGTTACTCCTGCCGAAGGGTGTTGATGGTGGTGATCGCCATGGCGGCGGCGAGTTCGAGTTTGCGGATCGCCTTATTGAGGTCGGCGCCGGCGTTGCGCAGTTCGAGCAGAGCATCGAGGGTGAGGTTGAGGCCTTCCTCGCACAGGCCCTCGGCGCACCGATCAGGCGCGACGAAGCGGGTGATCTGCTTTTCGACCAGCGCGGCGCGGGCAGCGATCACGCCGCGGAACGCATCGGCATCCTCGGCGAAGACGCGGACGTGCTCGGTGTCGAGCGACATCGCCGCGTGGCTGCCGATGCGCAGAGTGGGAAGAGCCCGGCTCATGTCGCACTGCTCTTCGCCAACGCAGCGGCGACAGCGTCGCGGTCAAGCCAAAGCACCAGACCGAGCTTCGTGGTGCCTTGCGGCGTGATCGCCTGATCTGTGCCGAAGGTGATCTTGGTGCCGCCACTTGCATTGTAATTGAGGGCGGTCGCCGAGTGATCGAGGTTCTGAAACTGGACGTTATCGTCGCCGATTGCGAGGATGAGTTCGGACATCTTCATTGCCGCGCCTCCCCTGCTTGGGTCTCGACGTAACGGCCTTCAGCGCGGGCGATCCATTCCTTCATCATCGCGATCATGTCGTCGCGCTCGCCGTTGCTGATGTAGTTAACGCGCCCGCCGTCGATCTTCCCGAACTCAGCAGTGAGCAAAACAAAGCCGACCTTCTTGGGCCCAGTCTTCCCGTTGAAGCCTTCGTCGATCGCGCCAGCGATGCGCCTCATCATCTCAGCATAAGCTGGTTGGATCGGCGCGCTCATGCCGCGATCTTCCGGCGGCGTTCACGGGCGGCGCAGGCGCAATCATCACAGACCGGCTTGCCATCGCGACCGATCAGCCAACCCGGCGGGGTGCCGGGCACAGGGGAGGTATGGGTCTGGCCGCAGCCGCATTCGAAAAGGTGGTTGGTTTTCATGGCTGGCTCCTTCAGCTGGTGATGTTGAGGACAGTGCAGACCGCCAGGACGAACCCGACGGGGAGGATCAGGGCCAAGGCTGCAATCTTCAGCCGATCGCGGGCTTCCTGCCGGCGGATCTCGGCAACCTCGAGCTGCAGCCATTCGGGCAGCTCGCGCTCGGCCAGGCTGGATGGATCATGCTTCCACATGGGTCTGGGGTTCCCTCTGCTGGCGCGCCTCGGCGCGGAGTTCATGGGTGATGCGGGAGAGGCCAACGGTCCGGCGCCCGGGTTCGCAGTGCCAGCGCAGGGCAATCACCCGTTGTGCCTGGTCTTCGAGCTGCTCTGAAAAGCCGCTGTGTTCGGCTGCGAAGGCGGCAATGCGAGCGATCGCCTGGTCGAGCGCGTCGCGCCGGTCCTGTTCACTGCGCGGGCTGGCGGGCTCGCCCTCCCCGTCGCAGATGAATTCCCAGTCGCGGACCAGATCGGCGAATGCGCGCAGCTCGCGCTCAGCCTCATCGGGAGCGAGCTGGCCTGCGGCGATGCGCTTGGGAAAAGACTCTTGGCGCGCGGCCAGCATCGTTTCCGCCATGCGGCGCAGATCGTGGAAGTCGCGCCACGCCGGCGGCGGTTCGGGACAGATGATCGCGGGGCGACCGTCTTCAGGCCAGCGCCGTTCATTCGGGCCGACCGTGTCGTCGACCGAGGGCGCGGACCATCGGCCCACGGGGCGGGATGCAAGTGCACGGCTCATACGAAGGGCCCTCTCTCGGACGCGGGGATCTGGAAGACCCAACACTTGCGGCTCTTGCCGTCAGCGCAGTTGACCCCTTTGGTTTCCAGCCAGCGGCGCGATTTCGAGCTGCGCAGGTGCTTCTTCAGAAGGTCGATGTTGGGCGGGCTGAGACCGGCGTTCCGGCACCGGGCTTCGTAATCCGGCAGGTTGATCGCGATCTTCTCGTCGGGCTTGCGCGAGTGGTTGATGCTCTTGCCGAGCTCGTGGTCGCCGACATTCTCGCGGTTCAGCAGGTGTTCGACATTCTCCCAGAAGGCAGCGACGATCGGGTGATCGCCCCCGGTCGACTGCTGCCTGTCGATCGCCATCGCGTCGACCAGCTTCACCGCCTCGGCCAGCCATTCCGTCCGGGTGTTGGGAAACAGTACTGGCAGGGTGTCGATCGCGGCCGCCAGCTGGCTGTGGTTGAGGATTACGCGGTCATTCTCGAGCCCATCGACGCGGCGCGGCATGTCCTTAAGGTGGTGACCCAACCGTTCGTGATGTGTCTTCAGGTAGTTTTCTTCCTTGCGGACAACGTGGACGATGGTGCCCGAGAGATCAGCAAGCGGTCTCTGCTTGAAGCGGGAAGCCGCCTCGCGTCCGGCTTCGCTGAAGTGCGACTTGTCGAAATTGAGCGACATGAGGCGTTCCAGCACCGCCGGGATCGCCGATATCCGTTCGTTCTGCATGAGGTAGAGCGCGCCCTGGAAGGGCTGGGAATCGGTCTCGTAGCCGCCGCTGCGCCGCCCGATGGTGCGGGGCGAGCGGCCATTGAACAGCACCAGCAATTCGTTGGGGTCGAACTTCTTGGAGTGGTTCCTATCGTCCTCGCGTCCGCTTTCGATCAGGCCGATCGGCAGGTTGGAGAACTTCACCAGCTCGCGCGCCAGACCGGCGGCGCTGGTCTTCACCGGGTCGGTACCTTCATGGTCAATCCGGCCAAAAAGGCGCCAGAGTGACTCTACCAATGTCGATTTACCCGCGCCGGGAAGCCCGGTAATCTCAAGAAATCCAAGGGAATCTTGTGTCTTGCGGATTTGTACTGCGAACAGTGACATCATGAAGAACGCCAGCACCACGACGCCGCGCGGCCCGTAGGCGGTCCACAGATCGTCCAGCCATTCGGTGGCAACCCGGTCTGGATCGTAATGAATCTCGAGCGGGCGCTCCGGGCTGGCAAGCTTGGCCGAGAGCTTGCCGAATTCGAAGTATTCCTCCGCGTTCGGTTCCACCACTCGGCCCTTGTGCACGGCGATATCGCCGAGGAGCCAGGCGGCATGCTTGCGCGAATAGCCCAGCACCTTCACCGGCTCGATCTTCTTGAGCTGGCGGGTCTGGGCCTTGACGATGAGGTCGAGCTGCTCGGTAGTTCCGGACCACGATCCGGCGAAGGTCATCAGCCGCTTCTTGAACTCGGCGGCGTTGGTCACCGCGGCGGCACTGAAACGCGCGCGCACGGTCTCATCGCCAAAGGGAAAGTCGATCTGCAGGAAGAATGTGGCCTGATCCTCGACCGGATCGTACTCGCGATAAAGGATGCGCCAGGCGCAATTGCAGATCTCCGGCGTGTCGATCTGCGGCTTGCCATCCTCGTCCAGCTTGACCCGGCACCAGAACATGCGGTTGGCGTGCCTGAAGTAGAATGAGGAGCGCGCAGGGTTGCGCTCGACGATCAGCTTCGCCTTCTCGCGCGGGGTTGCGGCGACCGTGATCTTGCCGTTGTAGAGGTATTCCTCGATCCGCGCGGGAGCGAGCGGGGCCTGATCGGAATCACCCCTCCAGCTCTGGTGCCGCAGCAGCAGATCATTCCAGTCGAGCTTAGTGCCTTCGCCATCGGGGCGCACTTGCGCGGCGGTGGCTTCCCAGCCTTCACGCTTCGCCCGCTCGATGTGTTTCTTCGAGTAGAACACCCCGGCGCTGCCGACGTCGAATGCGAACACCAGTTTGGGCCGATCTCGGCGGTTGATTGCTCGGCAGGCCTGCACCAGCTGATCGAGGAAGTGCTCGGGGTAAGGATTGACCGACATGTTCGACACGGCGGCAAGGCCAGCGCCCTGTGTCAGCGCGGTGGCATCGAAGATCCCTTCGGCAATCCAGATCTCGTTCGCCTGGGCGAGCGTGTCGAAAGTGGTGCCATTCGGCATCCAGCAATGCCCGCCCCAGCTGCCACCCTTGCGGAAGTGGGCCTTCTTCCGAAAGCGGCCGGGCCGGTCGATGATCCGTTCCCAGTAGCTGTCGCCGATCGGAAAACGGATCGCGGCCGATGTCTGGCCGCTCTCGTAATCCTTGAATACCTCTTGTGTGTAGAGCCCGCGCAGAAGCTTCAGATCGAGACCGCGCTCGAACTGCAGGTAGGCATCAGCTGTGGCGTTGGGGCTTTCGGGCGTGGGCTTGTGGTTCTTCGACCAGTCTTCGAACAGATCGGGCAGGAGATTGCGGACGCTGTCTTCCCACCCGCACCGATCGGACCGGCCGCAACGCACGATCTTGGGCTCGGCCGCGGCGCAGAAGGCCTCACGCTTTCCACATTGAGGGCAGGTGCCCTCGCGCAGCCAGTTGTCCGCCTTCTTACGGAATTGAAACTTGGCCTGCAGGGCGTTGATGATGTCTTCCTGAAAACTCACTTCGCGGCGAGCTCCCGAACGCTTTCATCAAGCCAGCGATTGGCGCGCTGCCGCATGGCGTCGCGCTCATTGCGCAGGCGCTGGATCCTAATGGCGACCCGATCGGCATTTTCCCGCGCCGGCAGCTTGCCGATGACGAAGGCGGCGGCGATCCGGCGGTTGCGGCGCGACCAGCGGCGATGGGTCGTATCGAACGGAAAGCCGGTCACATGCCGATCGCCGACCAGGTCGACGCGGGCGACGCCGTAGCAATCGCCATCACGGTAGAGGACGCGATCCCCGGGGCGAATGCCGTTCATTTTGCACCCCCGATCCGAATGAAGTGAAGTGGTTCACCGTCCGGCGCGCGGGGCACCGGGACTGGTGTCAACACCTGCAGCTTGCGGTGGAGCGAGTGCGGAGTGCGGCGCAGCTGCCCCTCGATGATCAGGTTGCGCACCACGCCCTCGGTCAGCGCGACGTCGCCATTGAACTGGGCGTCGGCGACATCGGTGGTCGACGGACAGCGTCCGTGCTTGAGCTCGAACCCCGTGACGAAGCGCAAGGCGTCGGCTTTGGCGGTGCCGATGCAGGTCATCGCGCTGCCGCCTCGATCAGGTGGCCGATCATGGCGCCCGCCAGCAGCAGGCCGGGAGCAGCCCACAACATGGCGGACCATTCGGACCGGGGCCGCGCGGGCCGGTAATATCGGATCGGAAAGGTCAAAGCGTCCCCCTTGCGGCAAGCGCGCCGCATCAAAATTTCAGGCTTTGCGGTGATCAGCGCCGGGTCAGGCGGCGGCGTCTGTTCGCTCGGGCTCCGGATCCTCGTCAGCATCATCGAACAGGTCGATCTGATTGGGATCGGGAGCTTGTCCGCCGGGCGGTCCGGCAGGGTATATGTGGCGCACGAAGTGTGGCGGGGCCTGCGGCAGCGTGAGGCCGGGAACCTCAATCGAGCTGGGGCTGATCGTGTAGACGAAGCTCAGCTGCATCTTGAAGGTGTGCCCGCAGGTGGCGTTGAGGCAGATGCACCACAGGTTCTTGACCAGCTGGGTCTCCTGATCGCTGGTACGTATCCCGGCATCATGGTTGCAGACCGGGCAAGCGATCGTGCCTCGGCGCATGCGCGTGGTGATCACACCATCACCGTGAACTGACGCCTGCGCGTTCATTGCCCGCCCCCCGATCGTGCGCGGGCTTGCAGTGCCGCTTCGATCTCGGCGACGACCACCGAAAGGCGGTGCGCAGCCTGCACCCGCTTGGCTGCCTCGGCCGACGAAACATCGTGATCGTCCGCCAGATCTTCGGCGATGCCGGCGATCAGGGTCGACGCCTCGGTCGAGAGGCGCGCGATGTAGCGGTTCCACTCCCCTTCCCCAACCGCCACCGTAGGCAGCGGGACTAGGACGTATCCAGCGCGGCGCGCAAGGTGACGGGTCATCACCGGGTGATTGGGCTTGCCGTGGGTGACCGCTTCGAGCGCCTCGATCACGCGGACCGGCATCGAGTCCTTCTCGCTCTTCGAAGTGTAGCGCTGCAGCTGGCTGGTCGAGATGCCGGTTTCCTCGGCGCAGGCTTCCAGCCCGCCTGCGGATTCAATCAGCTCACGCGCCCGCTCGGCCTGGCGCTGTTCGGTGACTGGCAGGGTCATTGCGCTCCCCCGATCAGGCAGGGGGAAGCAGAGCAGATATTGCCCGCTGACAGCACTAGGGCGGCAATGGGAAAAGAGGCGGACGCAAAGGGAACTGGACGCACAGGAGTTTCACCTCGTGCGCCCGCCTCAGTGGTACCAGCCTGACACGGGATCAGAGTAGGTTGGCAACGGGAATGGTGAGAGCCGAACATCACGCACGCATCCGGGCGCGCTGATCGACGCCATGCAGCCGCGCATCGGGCGCAGGCGGATAGTTGCGGGGGTGGATATCGGGGCGAAGATCGTGACGCGAGACGCCGGTCGCGCGCTCGACCGCCAAGATATGTTCGGCAGGGAGCCGCTTAGATGATTGCAGCCACTTCCAGACAGCGGTCTGCGACACGCCACACAGCTCGGCCATTTTGGCCTGCGAGCCGGCGCGCTTCACAGCGATCTCGAGAGCTTCGAAGGGGGTGAGGTTAATGCCCATGAGCAGTGGAATAATAACTTCGGTTATTACTGTCAATGCCCATTCGTCTGGGCCCCATGGCGGAGGCGCTGGTTATGGTCAGATCATGGGTCTCGGGGATCGAATCGAGGAGCGACTAAACGCTAAGGGCTGGTCGCAAGGCGAGCTCGCCCGCCGCATAGGCGTGTCACAGCCGACGATCTGGAAGTTGGTCAGCGGGACCGCACAGACAACCAAGCATTTGCGAAGCATTGCCCGGGAACTCGACACAAGCGAGGAATACCTGCTCGGCGAGACAGATGATCCGGCACCCTTGCCTTCGCTTCATGACCGCCAGCAGGATTGGCGTGACCCATCAAGCCTGCCTGCCGTCGCCGTCATCGAGAATGAGGTCATGCTACCTCAGCTCGAAATCGGGTATTCCATGGGCGGCGGTTCGGTTTTTGAGGACTATGCCCAGACGGCAATGATTCCGTTCCCGCGCGAATGGATCAGGCCAATGATTCGCGGCACATTCAGCGATCTGTTCGTGGCCCGGGGCGACGGCGATTCCATGATGCCCACCCTGCTCGACGGTGACGTCGTGATCATCGATACATCGCAGAAGACAATTACCCAGCAAGACCGCCTGTGGTGCCTGTCCTATGGCGATCTGGGCATGATCAAGCGGGTGCGGGTGCAGCCAGACGGGGGCGTTCTCGTCATAAGCGACAATCCCGCCGTTGAGAATTTCACCGCCTATGACGGCGAGGTGCAGACGATCGGGCGGGTGATCTGGATTGGCCGAAGGGTTTGAGTTCAACAGGGGAGTGAAGAATGGCAGAAGCCGCTAACGCGTTCATGGGCAAAGTTTTCGTCGGCAACCCCACCAACCTTGGGACCGCACGTGATCTTTATGAAGGCCTTCTCATGGAGGGCGAGCGCGTCGAGATGGAATTCAAAGGCCTTCGCGATGGTGCCATTTTCACTGACCGCCGCCTGCTCGTTTATAACAAGCAAGGTTTGATGGGTAAGAAGCACGAGTTCTCCAGCTTCCCCTGGCGATCGATCACTGCATTTGCCGTCGAGAATTCTGGCACCTTCGACCTCGAAGCCGAATTCAAGATTTGCGGCTCAGGGTGGGGGGTCTGCGAAGTCGTCTTCACCAAGGGAACGGATGTTCGTGAGGTGCTGCGATACATGAACGGGAAGATCTTCAGTGCTGCCAGCTAAGCCAAACTCACCAGCTTGACGGGGCTGCCCAGCCCGCAGGCGGTGTTTCGGAGGACGTGAATGGACGCCATGTTGGCTCCTGACATTTGGCAGGCTATCACGGCGATCGCGGCCGTCGCCGCTGCCATCTTCGGTTGGCGAAACTACAATCTAGATCGCAGCGTCATGTTGCCAAGCCCAACGGTACGAGCTGACATCACGGCGGTCGATGACCAACCCGGATGGTATCGGGCAGACATCCAGCTACAGAATCCCACGCAGGATTTGTGGCTTTGCTACGAGGCGGAGATTAAATCGCCGCGCCGTGCGACATTTGCCGAGGCGGCTGTGATGCTCCCTCCTCCTTCAGAAATCATCTCTGTTCCCGCTACACCGGTGCCTTACCGTCCCGAGCTGACTGCCCGAAGGATAGGGCTTCAATCGAGGCTGCTGCCGTCCGTGGCAGTATCCCCAGCAGGGCAGCTCTCGTTCGACCGTTTGCAATTCTTGGTGCATTCACCGGAACGAAGGCGAGCTTTCAGATCGTCGAACAAGATCAAGATCGTATTGCGCATGCGCACGAATTCCAACGTCGAGCGATACAAGACGATCGACATCACTAGAACGCTGAACCCCAGAGCGAACTGACCAATTCCTTCAAGCATCATTAGTCTCCTAAACTCACCAGCTTGACCCGGCTGCCCAACCCGCCGCCGCCGTCGAGCCGGTGCTCAACCTCGTCCACCAGCCAGCGGATCCCGTCGATCTCGGGATCCCAGCCTTGCAGCGTCACTGGCCCGTTGGGTTCGATGGCGGGATCTCCAAGCGCCATCTCGTAATCAAACTCGTATTGCCCGCGCGCAGCACGGCGCGCTTCAGCGGCGGCGGCGGTGCGTGCCTCGGCTTCGCTGGCGAAGCTGCGCTTGATCCGCTTGGGGTTCGCAGCCTTCCCCTCTCTCACCGTCTTTCGGCGAGCCTCACCGCGATCCTGCCACTGCGCTTCGGCCCCGTCATGCTCCTCACGATCGGCGATCCGAAAGCTCCAGCGGCTGCCATCGCGGCGGCGCAGTACCAGTGCGCCAAAGGTCTCGCCTCCGGCATTCTCGCTGGCACCCACCCGCAGGAAAAGCAGCACCTTGTCTTTGACCGTGGCAATCGCATCGTAGCGTTCGCCAAGATCGCGCAGGAAGGCGGCATCGCTCTTCGCGGTCTGTTCTTTTATGACCACCGGCAGGCTGGCCAGATCCGATTGCACCCGGGCAGTGTAGCCATTGTCTGCCGCGATCTGGCCGAGCACTGAGCCGAGGGTGGTGTCTTTCCAGCTGCGATCCCGGCGGCGGCGGAATCCTCCGGTCAGGTCCGCCGATCGCGCGCTGATCCGCAGGGTATCGGGCGGGCCGGACTTCTCGACCTGGTCGACCAGGAACCGACCTTTGTCGACCATGCCGATCCTGACCTCGGGCCCAGCAACCCAGCCTAGTGCTAGCCTCGCCTCGACGCCCCGCTTGATTGTGGGCAGCAGGCCATCATGGTTCGACAGCGTGATTTCCAGCTTGTCGGCTTCCTCGCCAAGCTTCTCGGAGAAGCTCAGGCTCATGAGCCGGGGGACCAATGTCTCGGCATAGTCGATGCCGTCGATCTCCAGCATGAAGCTGGCGGTGTTGTGCTTCATGGCACGGGCCGTTCCCGTTCGACCCGCTCCAGATCGACCGCAAAATCCAGCACGCGCGGCCGCCCGCCGGCGATGATGTGGCGCCAGCGTTCGTCGACGTTGAGGATCACGAAGTCGCCGAGCTCCTCACCATTGCCGAGGATCAGGGGCCAAGCCTCCCCCGATGCGGCCATCTCGCGAAGCCGCTCGATATCGGAAAAGCTGCCGGCAATTTCGGGCACGAGCACGCCGTTGAGGGTTAGCTTCTCTTCGCCTGGGCCAAGGAACTGCGCGGCGGCGCGGGCACCATAGCGTTCATTCTTACCCCAGCGCCACGACGCGCGCCGCTCAAGCTCGTTGTAAGCGAGGCGCGGGATCCCGAACACGAACATCCCGATCGCGAGCAGGTGTTCATTCATCGCGGTAGGCTCCAAGGCGGCTGCTGTTAGTGCGGCGATCGATAAGCTCGGCAACGCGGCGAGCGAGCTGCTCGCCATCTTCGCCCGGCTGCTGCTGGATGGTGATGTTGATCGTGATGGAGCTGGGGGGCGCAGCAGAGCTTCGCATCGCAGGAGCGTCACCCTGATCCCGGATCGCACCTGGTGCGCGCAATGGTGCGAACTGCGGCGCTGGTGGGATCGCAGGTGGTTCGACGATCATGGCCATGCGAAGGGCATCAAGCGTGGGCATCGGCGGCAGAGACGGCGCCGCGATCTTCGTCATGATGCTCAGCGCATCGAGCGCCGGCATCGGTGGCGGCGAAGGCGGTGCGACCGTCGACATGGCGGTCAGCGCATTGAGCGCAGGCATGGCCGGGGGCGGAGGAGCCGCGATCGAGGATACAATACTCAGCGCATCGAGCGCCGGCATCGGTGGCGGCGAAGGCGGTGCGACCGTCGACATGGCGGTCAGCGCATTGAGCGCAGGCATGGCCGGGGGCGGAGGAGCCGCGATCGAGGATACAATACTCAGCGCATCGAGCGCCGGCATCGGTGGCGGCGAAGGCGGTGCGACCGTCGACATGGCGGTCAGCGCATCAAGCGTTGGCATCGCCGGCGGAGCTGGAGCAGTGATTGAGGAAGCGACCTCCAGCGCCTGAATATTCGGCATCGGCGGCGGAGCGGGCTGTGCTGCCGCTGCCATCGGTGCCGCCGCCAGTGCGCCAGCCATGGCAAGGCCTCGCGATCCGCGCGGGCTGGTCATGTTGCCGAGCTTGTAATTGGGGATGATCCTCCCCGACATCGGGGCTTCGAAGAATTCGGGCCCATTCTCACCAACGAGGTAAAGGCGGCGGGCGAGGACGGGGCCGCCCAGCGCGCGCTTGCCAGCGATCTTGGGGGTGGACGGCGCTGCTGCCCCGCCACGTCCCTTGCCGCTGGCCGCCTTTGGTTCTTGACCCGCCGCGTTGAAGAACTCGGTAATCGCCGAGATGCCACTCGTGATCCAGTCGACGAAGCCCTTCAGCTTGCCGACCACCCCGCCGATAAAGCTCCCGACCGTGCTGCCCCATGCTTCCCATGCGGCCATGGCAGCCGAACCGACCAGCTGGTTGATCCATTCGAGGGCGACCGTGATCGCCCCGGCAATGACACTGCCGATCGACGCCATGAGGCTCAGGAAGGGCTGTATCGCGGCACCTATAAAGCTCAGCACCGCGCTGCCCATTCCGCCAAGCCATTCGAACCATGGGCCCGCGATCCTGCCGATCCATCCAAGGATCGCCGCGCCCAGTGCACCCAGGGCCGAGAACAGCCCGACCAGCGATTCGCGAAGGGGCTGGGTCGCCTGCCAGAAGGACTGGAAGGCGGATGCGACGAAAGTGCCGATGCCTGAAAAGATGCCGTACAGCAGGGCGGCGACAAGCCCGAGCGGTCCGAATATGGCCGGTGCCGTCATGAAGGTGTTCTTGAGCCACTCCCATGCGCCGCCGAGCCAATCGATCGCAGTTGAGAACGCCGCCTTGATCTCGTCCCAGTAGACGTAGATCAACGTGGCTGCGACCGCGATCCCCGCCACCAGCCATCCGATCGGACCAGTGAGCGCGATCAGCCCATTCACCAGCCCGCCGACCACACTGCTGCCCGCGAGCGCGGAAAAGAGGCCAGAGAACATCGACGCGAGAGGTGCGATCAGCGGCCAGAGCCTTCCGACTGTGCCGATCAGCCCGCCGAATATCATCTGCAGACTGCCGAGCACCACCTTCAGGGCGCCCGCTCCGGCGACCAGATACAACAAGGCGGTGGTGAGTTCGGGGTTGGCTGCCGCGAATTCACCGACCGCGTTGGCCATCCGTGCCGCGATCCCAAGAAACTCGCTCGCCACCGGAAGAAGCTTGGTGCCCAGAACCAGTGCCGTGCTCGCCAGCTGGACCTTGAATGTCTGCCAGGCGATCAGGCCATCATTGAGCTGGCGCTGGTCGAACGCCGCGTCGATAGTGCCGCCAGAGTTGGCAATGTCGCTGCGGATCTTGCGATACTCTTCCATGTTCTGGATCAGAGCAATCAGCCCCAGCTGGGCTTGCTGGTCCTCGAGCACAAAGCCGAGTTTCCGATCATCGCCGCCTGTCGCCTTATCGGCGATGGTGGCGAAGGCCTCCATCGTCGTCATGCCCTGCGCCTCGAATTTGCGAAGCGCGGCGGGCAGATCGATGCCGAAGTTCTTTTGAAACGCGCGGATCGTGGCCGGCGCGTTGATCTTGGCCATCAGATTGGAGATGTTGTTTGCGGCTTCGTCGGCCGACCCGGCGGTTTTCATCGCCACCTGCAGCGCGGCGGTCAGATCCGTGACTGCCGGTACGCCCGTCTGACCCAGCACTTGCATACGAGCGGTCAGCGTCGGGAACCACCGCGCCATATCCTTGATCTCGAACGCACCAGCATTGCTGCCCGCGGCCATGATATCGAAAGCGCGGGCCGTCTCTGAGAGCGGCACTTTCAGGTTGTTGAGGTTGGCGTATGCAGCTGCTGCCCCGTCTGCCAGCTCGACCTTGAAAGCGGTGCCGAGCCTGCCGATCGGCTCAGCCAGCTGCACCGCCTGGCGCGGATCCAGCCCGAAGCCTGCCAGCACGTCCACCGCGGCGCGCATGTCTTCCGGCAACTGGTGGGTGGCGCGCGAGGCAGCGATGATCTGGTCGCGCATCTTCACCAGCTCGGCATTGGTTAGACCCGCCTTCTGCTGGAGGTCGACCATGCCGCTGGAGAAATCCATCGCGCCCTTGGTGGCGAGGATGAAGGGCGCGAGGATGGAGCTACCCTCGATCACGTTTTCCTGACCGGCCGAGGTCATCTGGCTGCCGAGGTTCTGCAGGTTCTCGCTTTGCCGCCGGATCTGATTAAGCCGCTCGATCTGGGCCCGCTGCTCCTCGATCTCACGAGTCGTGCGGGTCATGTCCTGGCGCAGCTGCCGTTCGTGCTCGGACAGGTTACGCGTTGAGATGCCAGCGTCGCTCAAGCGACCGCGCAAGGCCTGAAGCTTGGCTGCCTGTTCCGTGTGCTCCTGCTTAAGCTTCGCCGCCTCACGTGCCGCCTTGTTGAACTCGCGGCTCATCGCCTTGGTGGGTTGGTCAACGCCCCGCATCTGGCGGGCGAGCTCGGCCGCGCGCCGCTCCGCCGCTTTCCACTTCTGTTCGGTCTCTGACAGACTGGTCTTGAGCTTGCGGAACCCGGCAATGTTGCCGGCCTGCGCCTGCATCTGTTTGAGCTGCGCGCGGCTCTCAGCCATCGCCGCGCGCATCTGCTTGCTGCCTTCGGTGATGCGCTTCATCGGGCCGGACATCTTATCCAGCGCGTCGAAGATGATCTTCAGCTTCAGCTCGCGATCCACCTTAGCCCTCCTTCTTGGCGTTGACCGCGTTCCAGGTGGCGATCGCGCGATCCTGCCAGTCCAGCAGTTCGTCCAGCGGCATCGCGTCCATCACCCCTGTCGGCCAGTGGAAGACGAACGCGATGTTGGCCATGACCTCCTCTACGAAGCGAGGGAGTCCGGCTTCATCCCCTTGGGCAGCAAAAAACCGGCAACCTCGGTGGCAAGCTGGAACATGTCCGAGGGGTCAAGCTCTTGAACCTCGGCCTCGATCAGCCGGGGATTTGTGATACGCGGCAGCAGCTTGGAGAGCGCATCGATTTCCAGCTTAACCAGGTCGACCATCGACAGGCCGCGCAATTCGCCCGAATTGGGCTTGCGCAGTTCGATGATTCCGATGGTCTGCTCACCGCGCTTCAGCGGGGTGTCGAGCGTGACTACGGCGAACACGCCGGGCTTTGGTGCTTTGGTCTCTTCGGTCTTCGCGGTGCTCATGGTTCTATCCTACGCGGTGAAGTTAGGGTCTCCGCCGGGCAAGGCACCGCGTGAACCTGCCCGGCGAAGCTGGTGAGGGCTTACGCCCCGATGATGCCGCCGATACCGTTCAGCGGGCTGGAGATGCCGAAGGCGTTCCCGATCCCGCCGATGCCGCCATCGGCACCAATCGCGGCGCGGATCTCCGCATAGCGATCGACCCCGGCGACTATGTAGATGCCAGCGACCATGTCGATTTCGTACAAGTCCTGTCCGCCAGCAGTCAGCTTGTAATAGCTGCAGACGGTCTTGATCTTCTGCTCGGTATCGTCGCCCGGCTTCTGGCTACCGTGATCGAGCTCCTGATGGCGGCCGCGGATCACGGCTTCGACCGCGGTGACCGAGCCGTCCTGGTCGGACTGATAGGCACCCATGAAGCGCAGCAGCACGCCATCGTGCCGAATGATTCCCATTTGCCGCATCGAGCGCGCATCATGCCCACCGATGGTCCATTCGAACTCGAGGCCTTCAAGACCGTGATCGATCTTGATCGGACCCAGCATCCCGCCGCCGCGCCAATCTTCCATGGCCTGGACGATCTTGGGCAGGGTCACCGTGGCGATCTCTCCAAGGTAGGAGTTCCCTTCGTTGAAGAGGTTCATGTTCTTGAGCTTGCGGGGCAGCATGGCGTGATCCTTCTGTTAGTCCGGTGGCGGGAGCGGGCCTGATCAGGCGACGCCGTCAGCGAAGTTGGCGTAGTAGCGATCGGTGATCTGCTGATTGAGGGTCAGGCTTTCGAGCGGCGCGACCGGCGTGAAGTCGTAATCGATCACCAGCTTGCCGGCGGCGAGGTCGGCCGCGGGGTTGAGCGCCGGATCGTACCAGCAGCGCGCGCCGATCATTGCACCGGCCGCCACCAGCGAGCGGAGGCGCGCGTTCACGGTCTCGACGATGTCGCGGATCAGGATCGCGTTGAGCGGCTTGTCGATTGCCCATAGCAGCCCGGCCGCGATCTCGTCCTGGATCACCTGCGCCGTCCGGGTCGCGCTTTCGAAAGCGAACAAAGGTTCGTCGCTGGTAGTGCGGTTGCCCCAGAATTTATAGCCGTCCTGGCGGATCATGGTGGTGATGTCGGCAGCGTTGAGCAGCGCAGCATCGTTGTTTTCGGTGTTGATGTCGAAGAAGATGTCCTTCGCCAGACCGGTCACCCCATCGACGCCGATGTTCGACAGGGTCTTGAACCACCCGATCTCGTTATCGATCCGGGCGCGCAGGCCCATCGCACGGGCGACAGTGTCAGCGCCGCCGGCCGCGAAGCCCGGCCAGAGCAGCATCAGCTCGCGCGCGGAGAAGCCGGCACGGTAGAGGATCGCCTCAGCGACATCATCGCCGATCGCCATGGCATAGGCCATGCCGCGCAGCTGCCGGGCGATCAGCGCCAGTTCGGTGGCGACCTCTTCGGTATCCAGACCCGGCGCGCCGATGATGCGCGGGCGCACGCCAAGCTGACCCTGAGCGGCGAGCAGCGCTTTCATGCCGGTGTAGCTGCCAGCGGTGCTGCCGCCGATGACCAGCTCATCCTGCGTCGGATCTTCGGCATCACCGGTGGTGACGCCCACGCGCACCACCACCACGACCGGGCTGGCCTGATCGGCAATCGCCTCAAGCGCGGCCTTCAGCGTGCCAGTGGTGCCGGCATCGCGGATCGCAGAGCGGATATCGGTGACCAGCACCGGCGTATCGAGCGGGAAGGCCGCATCGAGCGCGGCAGTGAGCGGACCAGCGACAGCGCCAGCGGTGGCGACCAGGCCAATGATGCTGGTGGAGATCGCCCGGATCGGGCGGGTGCCGGTGGTGACCTCGAGTACCTTGATTCCGTGCATGGTGAGCTCCTTCGTAAAAGTCAGGCTGGGGCCGGCGAGACGCCGGCAGTGCGGATCGGGATGGACAGGGTGACGCTGGAGTTGGGGGCAGGCAGGTCCGTCCGTTCGCCTTCGATAGTGAGCAGGGAGGCCCCGGCAGACAGACCCTCGGTCAGCTGCAACCCGAAGCGCTTGACGCGCAGGCGCGGCTCCCAGCGACGGATCGCGAGCGCGCTGGCGGCGAAGATCAGCAGGCGGGTGGCAGGGTTGAGCGGCTGATCGATCAGCCCGAACAGCAGCGATCCATAGTCGCGGCGCATCACGCGGCTACCGATCGGGGTCGACAGCAGATCGCCGAGCGACTGGGCGAGATGATCATTGCCCTCGATCGGCTTGCCGGTGGTGCGATTCATGCCCCTCATTGCGGAGGTCCGCTCACGCCGCCACCGGTCTGGACTCCGGTGTGGCGGTGGGTCTTCAGGCTTACCCCGTCGCCGGTCACGTTGCCGTCTGCGACGATCGTGCCGGTGGTAGTGGTGTTGCCGTTGATTGCGACGTTGCCGGTGATCGCCACATCGCCCTCGATCGTGACGCCGCCGGTGGCGACGATCGCCATGGTCGCGCCGCCCGGCAGGGTGATGTCGTAATGGTGGGCCTCGGGATCATATCCGATCTCGGCCCCGTCGCTGAAGCGGACGAACTCGCGCAGGGTGTTACCTGGTGCGGGGAAGGCGTTGCAATAGAGCGCGCCAAACGGGATCGCCTGAGCGATATCGCCATCGGGGCAGAACAACAGCACCTGCTCGCCAACGCTGGGAGGCGACCAGACGATGGTATCGCCAGCGCGGATCGCGCCCCACTTGATGCTAGTGGTGGCGACCGGCTGTTCTTCCGGATCACCGATCTCGAGCGTGCAGGTACCGGCGGCCAGATCGACCGACAGCACGCTGCCCACTCGCAGAAGCTGCGCGACGTCTCCAACGTGATCGGATGAGGCCTTTACCATGCAGACATGCGATGACGATCCCCGCGCAGGAAGCGAGGGCGCGACGCTGTAACCGGGCTGGCAACAGGGTTTATGCGGGCTTCATCTGTGCCAAAGCCGCACCGCCAGCAGCACCAGGCAGCGGGTCAAGCGCGGCACGCGCGCCACGGCAAGTGCTTCAGCGAAGACATCATGGGCGCGGGGATCGCCGCTTTCCAGCAGGAAGTCATGCAGCAGTGCAGGCTTGGCCATCCGCCCCGCGATAGGCACAAAGGGCCGCGCGAACCACGGGATCGAGGCCAGATCGGTGTTGAACCCGGCCGGCACGGTGATGGTCTCGCCCGAGCCGAGAAAACCGATATCGTAGCTGAAGGGCAGGTATAGCTCGAACTCGCCCCGCCCGCCCCGCTCGCTGGCCAGCGCGACCAGCACCAGCGGATCGGTGAAGCTGCTCACGGCGTACCGCTACCCCGGCCAGCCCGCATCAAGATCAAGCGCCTCAAGCGCCGCGCGGTCCTCCGCCGCATGGGCTGCGAGGATTGCGTCAGTCAACTCATCTTCACGGTTGAAGCAGGCTTGGACGTGGCTGGTAACCGCATCGCCGATCGCTACGATTGTGGCTGCGTCGAGGGTCACGAACATGCCCCTGCCCACCTTCCAACGCGCCGTGAATTCCGGATTGCCGCTCGCCTGGACATAGGCGCTGGTGAGAACAGCCTGACTTTCCCGGTCGGTCTTGATCGGTGCGCCGCCAACGATGATCCCGCCTGTCTCCGCGATCCAGCGTCTTCCCGCGAGCCGATCCAGCATGTTGTCGCGCAGCTCATCGAGCGGAACCGGATCGTGCGGCGTCTCGGTAATCTCGCCGGTAACGGCGTCCATTGCGATATCGATATCGGCCATCAGTAGATCCCCCAAGCTCTTACCTGTCCGGCGTCGAAGTTGCCGGTGTCCCGGCCGATCCGGAAGTGATTGACGCCGTTGGTGAGCCGCCATGCACCAACCCCGCCACCCGATCCGTCTGCCGAGCGGTTTGCCGCGAGATTGCGGATGCCGAAGATAAACTGCCCGGCGTCACGGCGGAAATTCGGGAGGAAGATCGACCCGTAAAGCGTGTCCGTCGCGCCCGTCTGGATCAGGGGGGTGTCCGCAGACCAGCTTGTTCCGTTGTCGCTGAAGTTGGCCTGCAACCAGGCCAGAGCGCTCACGCTGACGCCCAGGAACTCAATGTAGATGTGATTGAATGCGGTGGCGAGGAGGTTGCTGATCGTAATGGTCGTTCCGCTGGTGGAGTTAATCGTGCTGCCGATCTGCTGCGGTGCCCGCGCCGTCAGCGCCGCTGCGACGAAGGCCGAGGTGGCGATCGAGGTGTCATTATCTCCCGGCGCCGGGGTGGGTGCGCGCGGATCCCCGGTGAACACTGGGCTAGCCAGAGGTGCTCTGAGCGCTAGAGCGGCCGTGATAGTCGCAGCGAAGTTGGCATCATCCCCCAGCGCAGCAGCCAGTTCGTCCAGCGTATCGAGAGCGCCCGGCGCGGCGTTGATCAACGCGGCAATCGCAGCCTGCACAAAAGCCGTCGTGGAAAGCTGGTTGGTGTTGGTGCCCGGGTCGGCGGTTGGCGCCTGCGGCACGCCGGTAAAGATCGGGTTCGCCAGCGGGGCCGCCGAAAGGTTTGTGCGCGCGGCAACCGGATCGGCGACATCGGCAAGGTTCGCCGCGATCTGGAGGAAGCGCCCATTGCTCCACGCTCGGGTGGCAAACACAGCACTTTCGTCGATCAGGATCGTAACGTTCGCCGCGGTGGTCACCCGGATCGACACGCGGACCAGCATCTCGCGCGCAGAGCCCTCGGCGGCGGTCGGTTTGTAGGTTTCGGGGAAGTTTCCGTAGGCGAACAGATCGCCCTCGGCATCGAAGATACCGACCTCGCGCACGGTAAAGGGCCCGGCGGCGATCCCGATCACGGCCTCGGCGATCATCACCTCGGGATCGGCGAGGCTGACTGAGAGCGAAGTCAGCGCATCGCGCCAGACCTCGCTTACCAGATCGGTTTCCGCGCCAGTTGGATCTGGCACGGCGACGCCATCGCCATCGCCAACAGCCATCTGGGTCAGCGCGACCGGATCGCCTGCGGTCGCCGCCGCAATCTTGGCTGCGCCGGCGGCGGTCAGCTTCATGACAAAGGACATCAGGCAGCCTCCGCTTCGATGGCAATGAAGTCTGTGGCGGTGACCACGGCGGCCGCGAATGCGCTCCCCCGGGCGACGAGGGTCGGAAGAATCGCGACATGGGTGCGCAGGTTCTTGGTCGCCCGCACCACCCGCGCGATCGCATCGACCGAGACGGTCAGGGGTTCATCCTGATCGATGATCGGCGACACGATGCAGGTGTAGGGATCGCCCGGCGGTTCCTGTTCGAACCACTCGGCGATCCCGATGTTCGACCCCAGCGCCTCGATCGCCAGCTTGAGCGCGCCGGCGGTGCCCTTTTTCTCATGCACCTGGCGCGAGGCGGCAATGACTGCGCGCTTCTGCTCCTCGGTCCATGCCGGATCCCACTCATCGACCGATTCCGCCCACGCGAGCCACGGCAGTAGCTCAGCGGGGCAGGTGGCAGGATCGTGCAAGCCGCTAATCGGCACCGGCACAGCGCCCACCCGCGCAATCGCCAGCGCTAGCGCGCGTTCCGCCGGCAAGGCGTTCGGCGGCAGCAGATCAGACATCGGGTGCCCCGGCGACGGTGACGGTGATCGTGCTGGCGAAGAAAGCTTCCCCATCACCTGCCACCAGCGTGGCGGCCGGCGCGGTCAGATCGACGCCCTGCACCCCTTCCCGGTGGAGCGCGGCGTAGAGGCCGGACAAGGTGACATCGTAGCCGAGGCGATGCACCGCCGCGGCATAGGCAGTGACGGCCGCTTCGGCTGCTGCGCGCACCACTTCGCCATCGGGTCCGGGGAAGATCGTGAGCTCGGCCGTGATCGCATATGTGGTGACGTCGGCGCTTTCGACGGTCACCTGATCGGTCAGCGGGCGGACGGTGTCAGCGGACAGGGCAGCCTCGACAGCTGCCAGCAGCGGTGCGTCTGCGGTGCCATTGCCCGTGCGGGACAGAACATAGATCACCACCTCGCCCGGGTTGGGGCTGACCGCCTGAATATCCTTCACGTCAGGATCGGCGGAAAGGCCATGGAAGATGTACGCGCCCTCGCTGCCGGCGGTGGTGTAGCCTTCTGGCGAAAGCTGGATGCGCTTGCGGAAGTCGATGTCGCTTTCGCCTTCGAGACGCACCACGCCCTTGTTCGCGCCGATCTGGTCGAGGTTGCCGCCCATGGCAAAGGCGAGCATCAGCCCGCGCGCGGCATCGTTGACCCGGGCGCGGATCAGCAGCTCGCGCCATGCGGCGACCTGCAGCACCTTGTAGGCGGGATCGCTTTCCACCAGCGCATCGAACACCGGATCGCGTTCCCGCAGATCGGCAAGCATGGCGGCGAAGATCACTTCGAAGTCGAGCGTCTCGACCACTTCAGGTGCAGGAAGCTCCGACAAGTCGAGCTGGCTGATCGCGGAGAACGGCATGAAGCGAGCGATGGCATTCGCGCGCGCGATGGCTAGGGGGGAGCACTGTAAACGGGCTGGTTACAGTCTCATGTCCCACCAAAGTGCTTGAGCACCTCGTCAACTAGCTCGTCCCGTTCCTTGCCAAAGCCTAGCAGACGGCGCGCGTCGTACTTGGTGCGGATCACCTTACCACTGCGATCCTTCCCAACTGGCGCGACGTTACCGTATTGGTGGGTTGCGGCGATGTAGCTGCTCAGCGGGTTAGGGAAGTAGAGGCTGCCTTCGTTCGGCTGTTTCCTGATTCTAAGGCTGTTCGCTTTGCCAATGTTCTTAAACATTTTTCCGCGCGGGAGCTCCCCTTTGCGAACTTTGCGTGCCCGGCGCGGCACCATCGCGCTTTCGTCGGGCTCAACATTCTTGTCGATCCGCTCCGTATTTGCGCGGCGCACAGCACGCATCAGCTTGTCGATCAGCTTGCGGCGCTGGCCGGGCTCCGCCGACGCGATCAGCTCGCCCAGGAAAGGCTCCAGTGCTTCGAGGCCATCGCTACCGCTCATTCGACGATCGTGAACAGATCATCGGGCACAAGCTGGCGCTCCGGATCACTGATGCTGATCAGCGGTGGGCCGCCGATATCCCACATCGACACCTCCGGCACCTCGCGCATGTCGAATCCGCCATCTTCCCGGCGTATGACAGTCACGGGCTGAGTAAGGGCGAGTTCGAAGCTGATGTCCGCCTTTTCGCTGCTGATTAGATCTGCCTCGAACGGGATCGCCGTCTTCGAATTGGCGACGGTCAGCAGATCGGGCTGATGCACGCGGAGCCAGTCGCACAGCACTGGCCAGATCATCAGCGTCGGACGGGTCCACTCCTCGATCACCACGGTCAGGGTGTATTCGAGCGTGAAGTTGAGGTTGTCCTCGCCGGCATGGCAGCGGACGTGCCCCTTCTCGATCCAGAGCCGCAGGCGGTTCGGATTGGTGACCAGTTCGGGGAACACCGCAGTGAGCGCAGCGCGCAGGCTGTCTGGCTTTCTCATCGGGCAGCACGCCATGCATTTGCGGTACCGGACACTCTCAGTGCTCCACTTGGAACTGTCGCTCGACCCACGTGATCAGCTCATCAAGCTGGCTGGCCTGCGCTTCCGCGATCTCGCGGCAGCGGATCTCGGTCAGCGGGTCTCGGGCAGGAAACGGTCGACAATCGGGCGTTGCATCAGCTCGGGTGGCGGGGTCGCCGGTTTCGGGCAGTTGCACGTAACTGGGCGCACCGGCAGCACCGCTTCCGTCTCTGGCTCGGGCTTCCCGGCGCAGGCGCTCAGCACGGGCAGTGACGACAGCAATGCGCTGGCGATAATCGGATTCCACTTCACTGGTGATCTCCTCTTGACGGGCGATGACACGGGCGAGGCGCTCGGCTTCCATCCGAGCCGCTTCTTCCTGCGCATCGCGGTAAGCCTGCTTCGTGGCCTTGTGCTTGGCGACTTCAGCGCGCCAGTTGGCTTCAGCTTCAGCAAGGTCGATCTCGAAGACCTGTACCTCTTGCTTGAAGCCGCGCATGATGCACGCGGGCTTTTCGCCGGCGTCGACATCGCTGCACCAGACACCTTCGATGCGGATCGTCTGCACCGTTGCGAAAACGGTCATCAGCGCCAGCGCGCCGAGGGACAGCTTCAGGCTCTTGCCTGTGAAGAACGCAGCGACGGCACCGATCATGTGAACACCCATTGCGCGAGCTTGAAAAGGAGGAAGCCGATGCCGGCGAGCAGCGCGCCAGCGCCCAGCAGAAGCGTGCCGCAGCCGATCAGCATTGCCTGTTCGTCTTGGCGAGAGAACGTGCCCATCAGGCGCACCTGCTCCGGTTGACGTTGCCGATGCGATGCTTGATCCAGCCTCGGTAGAACCGGCGCAGCGACGGATTGACGCGGACCAAGCGGTCATATTCAGCGCGCTGCTGGGCGTCCAAAGAGTTGAGCATCAGAACGCAGGCGGGGCGGCCAAGTTGCTCTCGGCATTGGGCCCATGCCGCCGTAGTGGCGGGACCGATCTGCCCATCCACCTTAATCGTTGTGCCGCAAGTCGCATTGACAGCCCGCTGGAAATAGCGAGCGGGTCGCGCAGGCCCCATGTTGGTCGTGGTGTCCGCGACTTCTTCAGCGACGGCAGCGTCAATTGCCACCAGCGGCAGCAGCTTCGGCCGCTCAAGGTAATCGATGAACAGGATCGTATCGGCGCAGGGCTTCGCCATCCGCACCGGGCGCCCGGCTTCCGCATCCGCGATCATCCGGTTGAGCGCATCGGGGCACCAGCGCGGCAGATCGCGCATCGCGCCGGTGTAGCCGTGCTTGCGAGCCACAGCGATCGTGATGCCGTGATTGGTTGCGCCGCCCGGGTCGGCGGGATCGTTCACGTAGCCGCCTTCCAGCGCGAATATCGCAGCCAGAATAGTGACGACGCCAGCACCCATGCCAGCGCGCTTCGGGGTGACCGCTGGCCGCGGCGGATCAGTCTTTGCCATCGTGCACCTCCGGCTGTTCGACCAGCGTGCCGTAGAGAACCATAGCCGCGGTGATTGCGAGGGTGGCGAGCAGCACCGGGCGCGAGGCGTCGATGGCAATGAAAACCGTGAGGCATGCAGAGCCAAGGCCAAGCGCCTGGGTGGACATGAACCGATGCGCCCGGCGCCAGTTGGGCACCAGGCGCCAGAATTCGCGGCGGAGGGGGCGGATCCAGCCCATCATGGCTTGTCCTTCGGCGGGGGCGGGAGGATCGTCCGGGCGACGCTGTGATCAATGTCCTGATCATCGCCAGCGACGGGCAACTTCCTGCCCAGCAGCTTCTGGGTGGTTTGGCTTTCGTAGATCCTGATGCCTAACCAGATGACGGTGAGCCCCGATGCAATGGAGGGCAGTATGCTGGCGAGGGAGCCGAGCAGCGTGGCGATCGAAACGAGATCGCCGACAGCTTTCGCCCCCTCGGACAGGTCTTTGAATGGATCGAGCACGCGCTACCCCCAGAGCTTCACGGTTTTACGGACGGGCGGTGCGGTGCTTTCGGGGGGAAGCTGGACGGTGACGCCATCGGGCAGCTCGGGGCCGAGCGCGGCGAGACCGGGATTGAGGCCGAGCGCGGCTTCGACCAGCCCGCCGGTCCGGCCGCGATTGCGCCAGACGATCAGGTCGAGCGGCTCGCCTTCCCGGGAGACCACGGCCGCCATCAGATCAGCTCCGACGTGGTGCGCGCTTCACCCTGCATCTGGCGGATGGTGCGGGTCGCATCGGCGAGCAGATCATCGGCAAGCGCGCGGCGCTGATCGCCGCGGTCGCTGCCTTCGCGGGTGGCGGTAAGATCGGGGTTGCGCTGCATCAGGCGCGCGGAGGCCATGGCCGTAACTGCCGAGCGGAATTGGACGACAAGTGCCGGGGTTGCATCCGGTGCGGGTTGGCCTTCGACCAGCACGCCAACAGCGACCGAGCCCTGTGGCTCGACGGCGGCGAGGCTTTCGAACCCGGCGGCCTGCTGGATTGCGGCCCAAGCGGCGAGTTCATGGGTGACATTGATCACCGCCCAGCTGATCGCATCGATCAGGCGCGGGTGCGGGATCTCGCCGAACAGGTTGACCTCCTCGCGCAGCGCATTGACGTCGATCGCGGGCCACCAATCGCCGCTGGCGACAAAGCTGCCCTGGGGCGAGCTTGGCAGCGGAGGGGTGGAGACGACGTCGGTCATTGCTTCGACGCCAATTCGAGCAGCAGTTTGTTTGCGTCAGCCTCGGTAATGGTCGAAATATCTGAGCCCGCAGTCGCAATCACGCGTGTTTCCTGGTGGCCAGCCAGAACCAGTGCAGCTTTGACACTTGAAGCTACGTCTCGGAGCATCAACGCGTCTGCGCACTTTACCAGCACGATATCGCCCGGCTGAAGGCGCAGCAGACTGACTTCTGGCTCGCTCACTTCGATTTCCTTCATGCCCATGCCGAATTTAGGGGGGGTGGGGATCAGCGGGGCCGGGATAGGATACCCGGATCCGCATCACCGCCCCCCCGGCGCCGGGGGCGCAGCTCGTGTCAGGCCAAACCCACTCGCCGCGTTTCGAAGATCGAACGGGGAGTGCGGGAAGCGAAGCGGCCGGAAGATGAGACGAAGATGGGTGCCAGCCACGCAAGCGTTGCGGACAGCGCAAAAAGGGCAAATGCGGCAAGGCCGAGAATCATCTTATGGAACATGCGGAACTCCTCAGGTTGAACTCGAAGCACCGGCAGCCTCAGCGAGGCGCTTGGCCTCACGCTCCAGCTGCTCGATCAATTTCTTGACGCCGACCTTGGCGTTGAGCTCGACCGCGCGGCGCAGCTCGGTCAGCGCGGCATCCACCATCGCGGGCTTGCCGCCTGCAGGTGCGCTTTCGCTGGCCGGGTCGAAGTTTTCGGCCCGCTGGGCCCAGCTTTCGCCGAGCGCGCGGTGGAACTTGGCGCGCACCTGGTCGGGCATGTCTTCATCGGTCGCGATCGGGCGCACCCGTTCGAGCACATCGTGCGGGACGTTGCCGCCCGCCTTGATCGCGGCTTCGGCGACTTCCTCGACCACGAGGCAGCCGAGCGTGCGGTTGTAGCGTTCGGGCAGATCGAGCCGGTGCGCGATGCAGTGATCGGCGATATCGAGCGCGAAGCTCCAGTCGGCGATATCGAGCGCCCAGATCAGCGCGGTGACCACGATCTCGTCCTGCGGTGCGGCATCGCCTTCGGCGACATCAAGCGCGCCAGCCACCCAGGGGCGATACTTGGCGAGAAGTTCGGGCTTCTTCTCGATCCGCTTCTCGATCGACTGGACCGAGGAGAGGCCTCGCAGATCCTCGTGCAGCTGCGCGAGCAGGCCCTGGTACTCGGTGGCGACCGGGCCATCCTCGGGCATCGGTGCTGCCACCCCGGCGCGCGCGCGGCGGGCCATGTCATCGAGATGCGCGCGGGTGCTGAGACGCGCGAGCTTCTGCTGGCGATGGCGAAGGGCGGGGCTGGTCATCGGATGGGTCCTTTCTGGCCGAAAACCCCGCTCGATCCGGCGGCGGGGGCCGGGCGCTGGGGTGAGAGATGGGGCTCCCGCCCCTGCTCTCGCCCCTCCCCAGCTATGCTATGGGCTCCGGCGGTGCCGACCCGGACGTCAGCCACCGCCTTCAGCGCCCCTCGAATATTACGGGGCCGGGCGGTCCGGCGCTGCGCCGATCACGATGTTCTCGACCAGCACCACGAGCTCGTAATCCTCGACCACGAAGGCCTCGTTCACGCTTTCGTAGTTGGCGATGCGATCGGCCTCGGGCTCATCCTTGAGCCAGCGGCGGCGGGTGCCCTCCTGCCAATAGATCGACAGGTTATCGATGCGAGTGATCAGCAGGCCATTCGCCGGGAAGAACGGCACGCGGACCGCCGGCAGGCCGCCGAGCGTCTTGCTCGAGCGCAGGATGCGGTCGGTGGCCTCAACTTCGGTCGCGGTCGCGCCGGTGGTCTGGGCGATGTTGAAGTACTTGTCGTCGACCAGATCGTGGCCGACGATGACCACCAGCTCGGTATCGCCGCGGTGCCATTCGGGCAGCAGCCGCTTGGCATCGAGCACCAGCGCATCGAGCGAGCTGTAGTCCGCCTCGGCGTCGACCGCATTGTCGAGGCTGGCATCAAACAGCACCGCGCCCGGCTTGACGTAGATCGCCTTCAGCGCGGGGTTGTTGGTGCCGTTGGTGCGCACGGTCAGGTTGCCGTCGTCGAACACCTGCTCCTCGGCATCGGTGCGGATCTTGTGCAGCCAGCCCTCGTTGACGTCCGACAGGTTCGGGTTGGCGCCGCGGTTGGTGGTCGCCGCCGCACTGGTGCCGTTCCAGCCAATCATGATCCGGTCGCGGGCCTGCTGTTTCAGGATCGCGTCGCGCATCAGGGTTTGGAATTCAGGGCGGTGGCGCCACGCATCGAGCAGCGCATAGCGCATGGCCCAATCGTAATTGGTCTGCTTGCAGAAGTACTCGCGCTTCTGGTCGCTGCCGGTCGGATCGGTCGGGTTACGGCGGCCCGCGCCCGAGGTGTCGGTTCGCCCGGCAAGCGTGCGGGTGACGCCGAGGCCGAGGACTTCGCCCGCCTGCTGCATCACAGGCGTCATGTTGATCATGCCGAGAAACTCGGACGATTCCTTGATCCGCTCCTCGAGCTTCTGTTCGATCACCGGATCAACGTTGAACTTGGTGGTGGCGCTCGCCACGCCGTTGATCAGCGCAATATGGCTGACATAGGCGGCGAAAAGCTGGCGGGTCTTGGTCTGCATCGAAGCGGTCCTTCTTGGATCAGGCGCGGCGGTGGGAGAGCGGATGGGCGAGAGCGATGATCAGCAATCGGTGAGGGTGTAGGCCCCACCGGCACCGGTGGCGGGCGGACGGTGGTTGTGGTTCGGATCGGGGGTGGTCTCGATCGCGGTCTCGACGCTCTTGAGCTTCACGCTCAGCTGATCGATTTCGGTGCGCATCTCGCTGCGCAGCTCGCCGATCGCGGTGTTGAAGGTCTCGCCCAGCTGTTCGAACAGCGGACGCATGCCCGTAAAATCGAAGGTAGCGGGATCGGCCGGCTTATCGACGGGCTTGTCCTCGGGCTTGGGCGTGCCGCCGAACTTGGCGGCGAAGCCGTCGAGCAGCGTGCCGAGCTTGTTAAGGAAGCCTTCGCCCCCGTTGCCATCGGTGCTTTCGGCGAATTCGAGCGCGAGCGGCTCGCTGGGCTGGCCGTCGGCGCCACGCGACAGCACGATCGTGCCAGGCAGCTGGCGGTTGAAGGCGAGGCGCTCAGTTGCGATAGCAGCAGGGCTGTCGGTCAAAGCGCAGCCCATGAGGTAAGCGAAGCCCTTGCCCGCGAAGTTGGGCTCAATCTCGATCGAGGGGTAGACCTTCTGGCTGGAAGCGTTGAGCTGCTTGGCCTCCTCGGTCACGTCGAAGGTGCCGAACAGCGCCTTGCGCTTCTCGAGCTTGCCGTTGAAGTTGACCTCGGTCTCACCGACCGTCAGCTCGAGCACGTCGCCGTAGGCCCGGAACGGCTTTTCACCGCTAATGCCCCGGATGTGCTCGATGTTGAGCCGCGCGCCATAAGTCTTGGGGTCGTAGCTGCTGGCCATTTCATCCAGCATCTTGTCATCGATCATACGACCATCGACCGTCGAACCGGCAGTGGCGAGAAGGAAGGGCTTGGTTTTCATCGGGCTCTCCGGTCTGGGGCGGCGCACTGTCATTGCCAGGGCTGTCAGACGGCAATCGCCCCAGATCGAGGCCTTTGGGCAAGGCGCGTGCTCTGTAACCGGGCTGGCAACATAGCCGCAGGCGCGCAGGGCCCGCGCGAGCTGTGACATTCGCCGCTGTGATGAACGTCCAGCCCACCATCGATCCCAGCGCCGTGCGGCCGGCGATTCCGTTCGAAGCGCGGCGGGCGGCGCGTTCGCTCTACTGGCGGGGCTGGTCGATCGCCCAGATCGCCGAAGAGCTGGGCGTTGCCTATCCGACCATCGCCAGCTGGAAGAAGCGCGAGGCGTGGGACGAGGCACCCAGCCATGTCAAGATGGGCGATGCGCTGGAGGCGCGTTGGGCCACGCTGGTCGACAAAGACGACAAGACCGGAAAGGACTTCAAGGAAATCGATCTGCTCGCACGGCAGGCCGAGCGGCTCGCCCGGATCGAGAAGTTCCGCGACGGCGGCAACGAGGGCGATCTCAATCCCAACGTCGCCAACCGCACTTCACCCGAGGCGAAGGCGAAGGCCGCATCCACCCGGGCGGCAAAGCGGCGCAATTTCCTGACCGACGAACAGTGGGCGGCGCTCGAGAAGGACTTCCACGACGGCAACTTCGCGCATCAGGCGCGCTGGTGGTCGGTGCGCGACGAACGCACGCGCAAGCTGCTCAAGAGCCGTCAGACTGGCGCCACCTGGTACTTCGCCCGCGAAGCCTTCCTTAAGGCGCGCGAAAGCAGCCTCGATGGCGAACCACGCAACCAGATCTTCCTGTCGGCCAGTAAGCGCCAGGCGCTGATCTTCCGCCGCTACATCGTCGCCTGGGTGCGCAAGGTCACCGGGGTCGAGCTCAAGGGCGGGCTGCAGGACGCGCCGATGATCATCGACATGGGCGAAGGCAACGAGCCGATCGAGCTCCACTTCCTTTCGACCAGCAAGGCCACCGCCCAGGGCGAGCATGGCGATTTCTATTTCGACGAATTCTTCTGGGTGCCCGCCTTCGCCGAGCTGAAGCGTGTGGCGAGCGCGATGGCGACGCACCGGATCTACAAGCGGACCTATTTCTCGACCCCCAGCACCGTCACGCACGAGGCCTATGCCTTCTGGTCGGGCGAGGAGTGGAATTCCGGGCGCAAGCGCGAGGATCGCCGCGAGTTCGACGTGTCGAAGCGGGCGCTGGCCGAAGGCGGGCACCTGCCCGATGGCAGCTGGTGCCAGATCCTGACCCTGCAGCAAGCAATCGCCGGCGGCATGGGCAGCCTGTTCGACGAGGCCGAGCTGCGCCAAGAGTGCAGCGACGATGAATTCCGCAACCTGTACGAATGCGAATTCATCGACGATGCGCAGAGCAGCTTCCCGTTCTCGATGCTCGGACCCTGCCGCGTCGACAGCTTCTACGCCTGGAAGGATTTCAAGCCTGCCAATCCCCGCCCCTTCGGCGAGAAGCCAGTGTGGCTGGGATACGATCCCGACAAGGGCGGCCGGGACGGTGCGGCTCTGGTAGTCATCGCACCGCCCGAAAAGCCCGGCGGCAAGTTCCGGTTGCTTGAGAAGGTCAGCCTCAAAGGCATGGATTTCGAAGGGCAGGCCAAGGCGATCCGGAGCGTCGCCCGACGCTACAATGTCGCCGATATCGGCATCGACACCAGCGGCGCTGGCCAAGCGGTGTGGGAACTGGTGAGCAAGTGGCATCCGACCGCAAGGCGGATCGATTACACCGTCGCCAGCAAGGCCGCGCTGGTCATGAAGGCCCAGAACGTCATCCGCCGCGGCCGCTTCCAGTACGACGCCGGTTGGCACGATGTCAGCAGCGCCTTCATGGCCATCCGCCCGGCGCTGACCCGCGGGCAGAAGCACGTCACCTATGTGTCGGGCCGAAACGCCGCACACGGGCACGCCGATGTCGCCTGGGCGGTCATGCACGCTTTGATCAACGAACCTTTCGACGCCGACGATGCCGGCCGCAGCCAATCCACCGTGGAGTTCTTCGAATATGACTGATGCACCCCAGCAGCTCACCGCGGCTCCGGCCGGGATCGAGGCCTTCACCTTCGGCGACGATGTCAGCGTGGTCGACGGGCGCAGCCTGTGGGAATATTTCGACGGGGCGTGGATCAATGCCGATTGGTACGAACCGCCGGTGCCCTTCGTTGGCCTCGCCAAGTGCTACCGGATGAGCCCGCACCACCAGAGCGCGATCAAGCTCAAGGTCAACCTGCTCAAGAAGCACTTCGTGCCCTCGCGCTGGATGGACGCGGCGACCCATGAACGCGCCGCGCTCGACTTCCTGCAGATGGGCAACCTGTTCCTCGAGATGATCCCCAACATCGCCCGGAAGCCGATGGCGTACCGGGTCAGCCCCGCGCTCCACACCCGGGTGGGGACGGAGGAGGGGTACTTTTACTGGGTCAAACCCGACGTGGTTGGCCTGGGCAGCATCGCCAGCGGGCATGAGTTCGCACCCGGCACGATCATTCACCTGCGCGAGCCCGACGTCGGCCAGGAGATCTATGGCCTGCCCGAATGGCTGGCCGCGCTCAACTCCGGGCTGCTCAACGAGGCAGCGACCCTGTTCCGCCGCCGCTATTACAAGAACGGCGCGCACGCTGGCTTCATCTTCTATCTGTCCGAGCCGAGCATGAGCGATGACGACGTGAAGAAGATCCGCGATCAGCTGCGCGGGGCTAAGGGCGTCGGCAACTTCAAGAACCTGTTCCTTCACGCCCCCAACGGCAAGAAGGACGGGGTGCAGATCATGCACCTGAGCGAAGTCGCGGCGAAGGACGAGTTCCTCAACATCAAGAACGTCACTCGCGACGATCTGCTGGTCGCCCACCGCACGCCGCCGCAGGTGCTGGGGATCATCCCGCAGAACAACGGCGGCTTCGGCGACGTGCGCACCGCGATGGACGTGTTCTTCAGCAACGAGATCATGCCGCTGATGGACGTCATGCGGCAGGTCAACGACATCACTGGCCTGCCGGTGGTGCAGTACCGCGACTATCAGCCGATGATGACCGGCCCCGCGGCCTGACATTCACCTCGCCAAGAAGGCGGGGGAACCGGGCGCGCCAACGCCCGAATTCCGACGAATTGCACTCGTCCTGTCCCAACCGGTCCCGCCTTGGGATCAGCCCGCCTGCCGACTCGGCAGCGGAACAGATATGGAACAAATGCGATGGAGTCGAATCCCTATTACCCGCACGAGCCGGTTGACCCGGTCCGCCCTGCCGCCGCGTACATCGGGGGCAAGCGAGCGCTCTCAAAGCGCCTGGTCGCGATGATCGATGCCGTGCCGCACGATGCCTATTGCGAGGGCTTTGTCGGCATGGGCGGCGTGTTCTTCCGCCGATCAGCGAGGCCGAAGAGCGAGACCATCAACGACTGGTCGCAGGACGTGGCGACGTTTTTCCGGGTGCTGCAGCATCACTATGTGGCGTTCCTCGACATGCTGCGCTTTCAGGTCACGAGCCGAGCGAACTTCGAGCTGCTGGTCCGGCAGGATCCGGGCACGCTCACCGACCTGCAGCGATCGGCCCGGTTCCTTTATCTGCAGCGGCTGAGCTTTGGCGGGAAGGTCGACGGGCGCGGGTACGGTGTCGACTATGCAGCGCCCGCGCGCTTCGACGTCACCAAGCTGGGCCCGGTGCTCGAGGCGATCCATGAACGACTTGCCCGGGTGAAGATCGAGCGCCTGCCCTGGAGCGACTTCATCGACCGCTATGACCGGCCCGGCACGCTGTTCTACCTCGACCCGCCCTACTACGGCTGCGAAGGCGACTATGGCCGCGAGCTGTTTGATCGTGACCAGTTCGCGCTCATGGCCGAGCAGCTGGCGGGCCTGAAGGGCCGCTTCATCCTCTCGATCAATGATCATCCCGAGGTGCGCCGGATCTTCGCGGGCTTTGCATTTCACGAAGAGGCGGTGCGCTACACCGTGGGCGGGATGCACAAGAGCCGCGATTTCGGCGAGCTGATCATCAGTGGCGGGGCAGATTGATCCGGCGGCCAGCACGCCCGGCCACGGGCTCCCTGCGCTGATGACCTTGGCCATACGTCCGAAACGACAGAAGCAAGAACTCCCTGGTGCGTGCCATCGGCGCCGGGCGCATCGGCTCCGCAGGTGCAGAAAGGAGGTGAACGCACGTCCCTCCGCCTACTTTGCGGCCTGTATCGCCCTGCGGAGAACATATCAGTTCCGGCAAATCTTTCAAGCCACTATGTTCATAATGACCACGCCTCATTGCGCATCTGTTCCACTCCTGTTCTTGGGAGTGGATGAGCTCGAAGCGCCTCGATTCGCTGTCCGCCTATTGCCGTGAAGGGCTGCGGCTGCGCGTGCAGTGTAGCTGCGGTCGCACGGTGCTGCTCGACCCCGCCGCGCTGCTCAAGCGCTGCCAGCGGAAGGGCGGCAGCCACCTGGTGGCCAAGATCGTGCCGCGCATGAAGTGCAGCACATGCGGCGCTCGGCCAGTCGATTACGGCCCGGCCTGA